ATAGTATGTTATGGGTTTCTCCATTAACTGTGATGGTGGCGTTGGGAACGCTGGACACTGCACCGCTACGGGAGTCGAGCATCCCAGTATAGAAAGTATGGATGCTAGTAAGACGAGCTTCATAAGTTTGTTTAATGTTTTCATTGATTAATTCCTGTTCTTTGATTTTGGCTTGGGTCTCTGCCTGTTGCTTTTCTCCTGCAATTTGGACTTCTTGTCTGAACTCCACAAAACGTAGATGCTCAACATAAAAGCCAGCACTAAACCCACCGAGTACAAGAGCAATATAAATGTAAGTTTGTCCACCGATACCACCTATTAATTTAAGTAAAAAGTTCATTGTGGCTCTGCGTCCTTTTTCATCATAACGCTTGCTCCACCTGCACCAGATACAATACCCAATGCCTCAGCAAGCTCTCTCAAGCTAACCTGTGCATTCATAACTTCATAACCAGCAATAGCAATCACGGCAATAAAACCTAATAACCAAGTTACCCTACCAATGTCTAGGGTCTCGTTATCTTTGCCGGTAAGAAGTTGTTTCAGTATTTCTTTCATTTGATATTGAGTTGTCCAGAACCTGCAAGATAAATTAATAAGGCAACTACACCCATACCAATAATTTTAATGGCTTTGGTAACAACACCTTCGCCTACGGTTTGGTAGAAATTGTTAATAACTTTTTCGGTTACTTTTTCAACGAGTTCTTCGAGTTCGTCGTCGGTTAGATTGATAGCCATAATTAGGTCGCTTGGGTTTGTGCAGTTAGAATTCCATTGGTAAAGGTCATGCTTCCATTAGTGCCGGTAACGGTTAATTTTGCAGTAGTAATTGTGACAGATAGTCCTGTAGGTGTGCCTGTCACATTTGAATAAGGTATGGTTGAACCTGTGATAGCAACTCCGCTAATGGTTCCACCTGTGATTGCCACGCTATTAGCATTTTGAGACGCCATAGTCCCAAGTGTTGGTTTACCCGATATGTCTGAATAAGGGATGGTAGCTACTGCACTTACGGTTCCAGTACTACCTTTAAGGTAACCAGTTAAGGAATCGAGGATTGTGGTTCCTGTGGCTTGTAGGCTAGTAAATTTACCTGTAGAAGGGTTAGCAGAGCCGATTGGTGTACTGTCTACTGTAGAGCCTGAAATACCCACACCACCTATAGCACCACCTGTAATTGCTACAGAGTTGGCATTCTCATAAGCCATTGTTCCCAAGGTACCAGTTTGCTGGTTAATAAATTGGAAAACGCTATAGAACCAATCACGGAACTGTCTAGACGATACGTCTTGGTTAGTAGGAGGTGGAGGTGCTAACTTTGCCATTATTCGTCATCTGACTCTTCATAACACCAGTTTTCGGCATATTTATACTTCTGTAGGGCAGGAATAGCCTCTTCCATGCCTTCACCAATATCATCTCGTACGTTAATACAGTCAGGAATCTCAATTTTCTTGACATTTTTGTAGGCACGCTCACAGGCTTGTTTAACGGTCTTTCCTACGCCGTTTGCAACGAGTACATAGTCACCTGCAGTCACTAGGCTTGGACGCTCTACAATGCCGTTCTCGTCGTTCTGAGGGGCATTGCCAACCATTACCTCACATAGGGCAAAATCTTTTGAAAGCTCGTCGGGTAAACCATAGATAGGAAATCCAGAATGGTCACGTCCAGTAGTTTTAGACCTAGGGTAATCCCCAATAGGGATAACGATACCAGTAGCAACATCGTAGCTAACTTTGAGAGAATCTTTGCCATTGATTAAGTCCACCATCCAATCGACAACAGAGCCTTTATGGACGGCTTGTTGAATGTTAAAGAAAGGCCACCCTTTACGCATAGTCCATTCTAAGGGGCGTGGCTCACCCTTTTCATCAATAATGAAGGCTAGGTCTACAAAGCCCGTATGACCAATATAGCAAAGGTAGTCTTCAAACTTTTTAAGAGTGTCATTAAACAGGTTGGATTCTGTGCAGTATTTCAAAACGGTACCCTGCTCCCCCGTATTACAGCCATAGTTACCGGACATGAGCTTCTTGTGCTCAAAGCCTTCTGCAACGTTCTTGTTAAATCCGTTAGGCCCAATCCAAGCACCTACACCAAATTCAATACCTGGCACAAACTCTTGGAGGATAAAGTCTCGTTGTTTACCGTTTGCCTTCCAACGCTGTAACATGAATACCATATCAGCAGGAGACTTGGAAACATAGGACAGAGCCTTGTCAGCATCTCCTGAAGGCTTAGATACATAACGCTTAGGGTTAGCCTTAACAAAGTCTATGGCAGAGTTGTAATCATGGAATTCAAAAGACGGAACTACTGCTAGTCCGCCCTTACGCATAATCTCTTGACCATAATCACGGTCTAATTCCATTTTCGCACCCAATTGGTTTGTCCCGATGATTGGATAACCCTCTTCGTGGTATTTCTCCAATTTACGCATCTCAAATGCGTTATCTGACAAAACAATAAGGTCTGCTTGTTTAATGTACAGTTCCCAATTTAAGACTTGGTCAATAATACCTTTACCAATCTTAGAACGCTCTTGACCATGTGGGCGAATATATTGCTTAACGGTGTGTCCTTCCGCCATACAGCGAACACCAAAGTCAACTAAAGCACCAGCAGGGTCAATTAAAAGAATAAACATTAGCTCATCTTCTTTTTAGGCAATTGTTTTTTAGATTTACCAGCCTTAGAAAGAGCAATAGCCACAGATTGTTTTTGTGGACGACCAGCCTTCATCTCGGTCTTAATATTTTTCGAAATGGTTTCTTTTGAACTACCTTTTTTGAGTGGCATTACTTTTTCCTTTCGGTTTCGTAGGTTCCAATAGTTGCTTTGATGATTAAGTTTGCTGCACGAGACAACTCTTTTGGAGTCTTAGCATTATTAATCATATCAGTAACTTTTCTAAATTCTGCGGGGTCTTTGATTATAGTTTTATTAACTGTTTCACCAATGTTATTCCACAAGGTTTTGCCTTGTTCTACAGGTAATCCTTTTAAATAATACCCAAGTTCTTGCTTAAATACCTTTTGTCCAACTTCATCTTTGGCAAAATTACCCATTTGAGCATTAATGGTTCTGTAATCTTTACCTTTAAACAACTCAGGCAATGTGTCTTTTGCAGTAGCAACAAACTCTTTCTCTGCCGCATTACGGGCAATTTTTTCGTAACCGCCTGGAATAAAATCATTGAGAGCTTTGTAAACTACTTCTTTTTCAGGTTTAGTCAAAGATTTAAACTCAGGGGATTTTAGGTTTTCAATAACCTTTTCACCACTGTATGGGTTGTTGTTTTCGTTAACAAACACCTTCTTAATTGCGTCCATAGAAGATGCTCTTGATTCTTTAGGCAAAGACTGAGAAATCTTATCTAACTCTGCTTGCAACTGTTCAGGAGTTGATTTGGATAATGCTTCGTTATACCCTGTTTTAGCTTTTTCGTACAGGCTAGATACTGTGGCATCGGGGCCGTGTTCTGCTTGTAATTGTTGTCTAAATTGATAGGTTTCACTTGATGGGTCTGTGGCAACTTTAACACCAGCAGTTTTAGGTTCTACACCTAATGCGGTTTCTACATCACGACCAGCAAGTTTTGGTTCGCTCTTAGGAATAAATTTAGATACTTTGGCTAATTTTCCAGCAACACCAGGCATCATTGTATAGGCAACATTTTCTGCCATATCAAATGCCTTTTGAGCTAACTTTGACTTAGCTAAAAAATCGGTAGTAGATTTGACGGGTGCGGGCATACCTGCAGCCATTCCAGCAAGAGCTTGTGTACCAGTACCGTATCCCAAATCTTTAGCAACAGATTCAGCTAGTCCTGACAAACCACCCATAACGGCACCACCACCTGCAGTAGCCAATACGCCTGGGCCAGTAATTCCACCCACAACACCACCAATAGCACCTCCAGTTAACGCTCCTCTACGAATGTTTTGTAAGTATTCAGAGCCACTAACTTTGTTCATACGAGATGGGTCAAAGCCAAATGTTTGTTTTTGTAACGGAACTTCTTTGCGTTTTGATGTGGGAGCCAACAAAGCTGCACCACCTTCCGTTACAGGTGT